TAATAGCCGGGCGGCCTTTGATAATGCTTGGTCTTGGTTTCAAACGGGCCCGTTACAAAGGCTTATGCCGGGCGGTGCAATTATAGTAATCATGACTCGGTGGTCTTTGATAGACTTAACTGGGCGGTTAATTGACTACAACATTAAGAACCCGGATAGCGTTCCTTGGGAACTAGTAGAACTGCCAGCCATCCTAGACGCTGGTACAGATCATGAGAAAAGCCTTTGGCCTGCGCAATGGCCCTTAGAACTACTGCAAGCAACAAGACAACAGCTTGACCCACGGTACTGGAACGCCCAGTACATGCAGAACCCCACGTCAGACATGGCGGCTTTGATCTCAAGAAAAGACTGGAAGATATGGGATAAAGAAGACCCACCCAAATGCGAGTATGTTATTCAGTCTTGGGATACGGCACACGAAACAAAGACCACATCGGACTATTCCGCATGTACAACATGGGGCGTTTGGTATAACAACGAGGATAAAAACAACCCCAACCTGATTCTATTGGACGCTTTTAAAGACAGGCTTACGTTTCCAGAACTAAAGATAGCGGCGTTAAAGCATTACAAAGAATGGAAACCAGATGCCTTTATAGTTGAGAAAAAAGCAGCCGGTGCTCCGTTAATCCAAGAGCTAAGAATGATCGGCATTCCGGTACAAGAATTTACCCCATCAAGGGGTAACGATAAAATGGTTAGACTAAATGCCGTGGCAGATTTGTTTACATCTGGTAAAGTATGGGCTCCAGATACGCGTTGGGCAAAAGAAGTAATTGAAGAAATTGCATCGTTTCCTGTAGGCGAACACGATGACTTTGTGGACACCTGCACCCAAGCGCTTCTGCGTTACAGACAAGGCGGGTTTATTAGTTTAGATTCAGATGAGAAAGATGACGATATGCAGTATCGCTATCGTCGTAAAGCGGCGTACTACTAGGAAAAATTATGGCAATAGATAAATCGTTATACCAAGCTCCCCAAGGATTAGAACAATTGGCAGAGGGCGAACCAGACATTGAAGTTGAGATCGAAGATCCAGAAGCTGTGCGCATTAGCGCAGACGGCGAAGAAATCCTTAGCATAGAAAAAGATGGCGAGGACGAAGACTTTGATGAGAACCTTGCAGAAGTTGTTAGCGAAGGTGAACTCCAAGCATTAGCTGGCGATTTAATTGGTGACATAGACAACGACTTAGCTTCCAGAAAAGACTGGGAGAAAATGTACAAAGACGGAATTACATTGCTAGGTTTAAAGTTTGAAGAAAGAACAGAACCTTGGGACGGCGCTTGCGGTGTATTCCATCCAATGATTACAGAAGCAGTAGTGCGCTTTCAATCAGACACCATTATGGAAACGTTTCCAGCCAAAGGCCCAGTACGTACGCAAATTATAGGTAAAGAAACTCCTGAAAAAAAAGAAGCGGCTGTTCGTGTAGAAGAAGACATGAACTACCAGCTAACGGAAAAAATGCCTGAGTACCGCACAGAGCACGAGAAAATGTTATGGAACTTGCCATCGGCTGGTTCTGCATTTAAGAAAGTTTACTTTGACCCCAGCCTTGGTCGTCAAGTTTCTGTGTTTATTCCAGCAGAAGACGTAATTTTGCCTTATGGCGTTAGCGACATTAATACTTGTTTTCGCATTTCACATCGCATGCGTAAGACCAAGAACGAGCTACTTAAGCTAATGAACGCTGGGTTTTATCGTGACATTGAGCTAGGCGAACCAGAAAAGTTCCAAACAGATATACAAGAACGTAAAGACAGAGAAACCGGATTTAGCGCTAGCTACGACGACCGTTTTGAGTTATACGAGATCCATGCCGATTTAGATTTACCCGGCTACGAAGATACAGATGAAGATGGTGAGCTTACAGGCATCGCTCTTCCATACGTAGTAACAATGATTAGGGGCACAAGTGAAATTTTAGCTATTCGCCGTAACTGGAAAGAAGAAGACCCACTTAAGTTAAAACGCCACCATTTTGTTCATTACCAATATATTCCCGGCTACGGAGCTTATGGCTTTGGCTTGTTCCACTTGATTGGTGGCTTTGCAAAATCTGCAACGAGCATTATCCGTCAGCTCGTAGACGCGGGAACCCTAAGTAACTTACCCGGTGGTTTAAAAAGCCGTGGTTTGAGAATTAAAGGCGACGACACCCCTATTGCTCCGGGCGAGTTTAGGGACGTGGATGTTGGATCAGGCACTATTCGAGATAACATTTTGCCATTGCCTTATAAAGAACCTTCTATGGTTCTGTCGGGTTTACTGGATAAGATCGTAGAAGAAGGTCGTCGCTTTGCAGCTACTTCGGATATGCAAGTTTCTGACATGTCTAATCAAGCGCCTGTTGGAACAACGCTTGCAATTTTGGAACGTACGCTTAAAGTTATGTCGGCTGTTCAAGCCCGTGTTCACTTTGCATTAAAACAAGAACTACAGCTTCTTGCAGGCATTATTAGGGATTACACAGACCCAGACTATACGTATGAGCCAGAAGATGGTACCCCTCGTGCCAAACAAGCTGACTACAACAATGTAGAAGTTTTGCCAGTATCAGATCCTAATGCAGCAACTTTGAGCCAACGGGTAGTTCAGTATCAAGCAGTTATCCAATTAGCTCAAATGGCACCACAGATTTATGACTTGCCTTTCTTACACCGCCAGATGTTAGAAGTATTAGGTGTTAAACATGCAGCAAAAATTGTGCCAATGCCAGACGATCAAAAACCAAAAGACCCAGTTACGGAAAACCAAGACGCACTTAAAGGCAAACCACTTAAAGCGTTTATTTACCAAGACCATGAGTCACACATTAAAGTCCACACGTCAGCAATGCAAGATCCTATTGTTCAACAACTTATTGGGCAAAACCCACAAGTTCAAGTTATTCAAGGGGCTATGCAAGCTCACGTTGCAGAACACGTAGGATTTGCTTATCGGCAAAAAATTGAACAGGCTCTTGGCGTTTCGTTGCCAAACCCAGAAGATGAAATGCCAGCAGATATGGAACGAGAAATTAGCCGCTTAATGGCAGAAGCCGCACCGCAAGTGTTGGCAGAAAGTCAAGCTATGGCAGCGCAACAACAAGCCAAGCAAAACGCCCAAGATCCGGTACTTCAAATGCAAATGCAAGAACTTGAACTTAAAAAACAAGATCTTCAACTTAAAGCTCAAAAAATCCAAATTGATGGTGCCGCTAAAGCAGATGAGTTAGGCTTGAAAAAACAAGAAATGGAAGCTCGTGCTGAAATGGACATGATTAAACTAAAAGCCGATTCACAAAAACATGAGCAAGGACTACAAACTAACGAACGCATTGAAGGCACAAGAATGGGTATCGATGCCGCCCATAAACGCGCAACGCTAACGCAGCAAAAAAAAGGAACTAAATAATGGACTTGGTCACAATGGATGTGTTGCAGTTTTTACGCGACAAAATTCGAGAGGACATAAGGAATTACACAGATGATTTGGCAAACGGACAGTGTACAGATTTTGCAGTTTATAAACAGCTTTGTGGGGTGATTCGAGGTCTATCCTATGCAGAGCGCCACTTACTTGACCTCGCAGAAAATATGGAAAACGCTAATAATGAGTGAAACTATAGCAATGCCGGAATCAGAATTGATCCTGCCGCCCGGAATGAAAATTCCAAAAATGGATCATGCGTACGAAACAGCAGAACAAAAAGCACAGTCGCTTCCCGACCCAAAAGGATGGCGTTTACTGTGTGCTTTAGTAGAAGCTGGCGATACCTACGATAGTGGTATTGTTAAATCAGGCCAAACAATTAAAACAGAGGAAATTACTTCTCCAGTTTTATTCGTTGTTAAAACGGGCCCGACTGCGTATAAAGACTCTGATAAGTTCCCTGACGGTGCATGGTGTGCGGTAGGCGATTTTGTTATTACCCGCCCCTACAGTGGTACACGCATCATGATTCATGGAAAAGAGTTTCGTTTGATTAATGATGATCAAGTTGAAGCAACAGTCGAAGACCCACGCGGTATTTCCCGCGTTTAACAGGAGATTTACATGGCAGACAATGATGATTTTAAGTTTCCGCATGAAACGGAAGAAATAGAAAGTAAGGGTAAACCCGAAGATGATATTGAAATTGACATATCGGGCGAATCAGACATTTCTATTGAAATTGAAGACGACACACCGGTTCGTGATAGAACGGCTAAGCCACTTGATGAAGAAGTAACAGATCCTACCGATGAAGAAATCGAAGGGTATACCAAGGGCGCTCAAGCACGAATTAAGCAATTAACCCATGCACGCCACGACGAACGGCGTGAAAAAGAAGCGGCACAACGTGAAAAGCAAGAGCTTGAAAGACTGGCTCAGCAAATCATGGATGAAAACCGCAAACTTAAACAATACGTACAGACTGGCGAAAAAACTTTTGGCGAAATGCAACAAGCTAAAGCTGAAGCCGAACTAGAAATGGCACGGCGGAAGTATAAAGAAGCCCAAGAATCGTATGATTCCGACGCTATGCTTGACGCACAAGAGTCTTTAACCGATGCAAAGATGAGGCTTGAAGCTGCAAAGAATTTTAGGCCAACCCCTTTACAAACGGAAGAAAGTAGTGTACAAACGTATTCATCGACACCTCAAGCACCTAGACTTGATGACAAAACCTTGCGCTGGCAAGCTAAAAACCAGTGGTTTGGGTCTCCGGGGTACGAAGAACTAACAGCCTTTGCACTAGGGCTGCACCAAAAATTAGTTGCTACCGGGGTTGATCCCCGCTCTGATGAATACTTCGATCGTGTTGACGGTCGCTTAAAACAAGTATTCCCTGAAGTGTTTAAAGACACTACGGCGGCGAAAGCTGAGCCAACAAGGAAACCTGCAAATGTTGTGGCTCCTGCTTCTCGTTCTAC